GTAAAATGACCGAAATTAACAAAACAAAAGTAGAACGCGGTGATACAATTGTTATAATTGATATGTTGGGTGAGCCGCAGTATAATGGAAAAAGTGGAACTGTTGACCATATTGACTCTATGGGCCAAATTCATTGTAAAGGATTTGGATTAGCGGTGATTCCAGAGCAAGATATATTTAAGATTATTAAGAAAGAAAAAGATATATAATGTTTAAAGTTAAGAAAATAAGTACGGGTGAAATTTTTCAAGTCCTCGATACTCATGTTGATGATTATTTTAATATAACCTATTTTCTTATTTGGGAAAACAATGGTTGGAGATGGAGGCTTGCAAAGAATTTCGTACCACCAGGAGTAGAAATTAATGAGTAATTCTTATGGAATTGATGATATTAAAAGTTTAAGTTTCCGCGAAGGCGTGCGCGAGCGTATACAAATGTATTTAGGCAGCGATGACCTTGATGGAACATATCAGGCTTTTAAAGAAATTATAAATAATGCAACTGATGAAGCAATCGCAGGATTTGGTACAAAAATTGAAATCTACGTCCATGAAAGTGATAACTCAATAGATATTCGTGATTATGGGCGCGGCGTTCCTTTTGGAATTCGTGAAGATGGAGAGAATGTTTTAATTTCAATCTATTCTAAATCTCATACGGGTGGAAAATTTGAAGAAGGTGCATATAAGAATTCAAGCGGTCTTAATGGTATTGGCGCCAAGTGCGTTTGTTTAAGTTCTGACCATTTTCTTGTTCAAAGTTTTCGTGATGGCAAGGGCGCGGAAGCAAGATTTAAGAAAGGTTTTCTTGAATCTTATGAAGAATTTGATACTGCCGAGCCAAACGGAACTTTTGTTTCCTTTCAACCTGATCCTGAGGTTTTTAAGAATGGAGAACTTGGTTATTCTTTTGAAAAGATAAGTGAAGATATTAAAAATATATCATATCTTTATAGTGGAATAACCTTTGAAATTAAAGGTGAAAAAGGTAAGAAAAATACCTATTGCGCCAAAAATGGAATTGTAGATTTTGTAAAAGACAATATAAAAAGTCCTTTACATAAACATATAATTGTAGGTAAAGCAGAAGATGAAACTGATAAAGTTGAAATTGCATTCCAATGGGGAGATGGAAAAGAAAGCGAGTATGTCTTCGTTAATGGCTTGCGTTGTCCAGAAGGTGGTAGTCCTATCACCGGCGCAAAGGGAGCAATTACGCGTACGTTTAATTCGCTCTCAGGGCAAAAATTCGATGGCGATAGTATACGTTCAGGTTTGTTCTATGTTATCAACTGTTCCGTGGCGCAACCTTCTTTTGCTAACCAAACGAAGTCAAAAATTAACAACGCTAATTTGCGAACTTTGGCTTCAAATGCATTCTCAGACGCACTCAAGCAAATGAGCCTGAGATATAAGGATGAGTTTGATACAATTGTTGAATTGCTTAAAAAGTATGCGAAGGCTGAGGCCGCTGCAGAAAGAGCAAGACAGAATGTATTAAACGCGGCGCGCGAGATTGAAAAAAATCAAAAGAAAAAGGTTTTTGCAAGTGATAAGCTTAAGGACGCAGAATTTCTTGGACAAAATTCCACTCTTCTAATTGTCGAAGGTAATAGTGCTATGGGAGGCATGGCGCGAGCTCGTGATTATACTCACTATGGACTACTCGCAATTAGAGGAAAAATTATCAACTGTTTGTCTAATCCTGAAGAGAAAATTTATAATAATGAAGAGATTAAGCTGCTTTTAAGTGCAATGAATATCGTACCTGGGAAGTATAATTCACAAAAATTACGCTATGGAAAGATAGGTATCTGCGTCGACGCTGATTCCGATGGAAGTCATATTGCATTACTTATAATGAGTGCGTTACAGTATCTTGCACCGGAATTCATCCGCGAAGGGCGTTTGTGCTGGTTAAGGTCTCCACTCTATATTGTTGAAAACAAGGGAAAAGAAAGTTATTATTTCACCGATGAAGAATTTAATAAGGTAAGAAATAAGATTAAGGGTGAAGTTACTAGGGCGAAGGGTCTTGGTGAATTATCCGATGAGACCGCAAGGGCTTCAATGTTTTCAAGTGAATATCAAAGGATGGACGTGTTAGATTGGGATGCAGATGCAGTAAGTTTATTATATGACTTAATGGGCGAAGATGTAGAGTGCCGTCGAAAATTTATTATGGAAAAGGTAGATTTTACCAAAATACGAGAATAATATGAAACTAATTGATTTAACTGGTAAAACTTTCGGTAATTTAACTGTTATTGAGAGAGATTGGGAATATCAAAAGAAAAACAACTATGAAAAACCATATTGGAAGTGTCATTGCTCTTGTGGGAAAATTGTTTCAGTTTTAGGGAAAAGTCTACGAGAAGGTACACAAGTTAGTTGTGGGTGCCTAGCCAAGCAAAGAGCTAAACAATTAAATTTTAAAGATATTACTAATCAGCGATTCGGTAAGCTGACAGCTTTAAAATATGTTGGAAATTCTAAGTGGGAATGTCAATGTGATTGTGGTTTTAAATGTGTGGTTGCTACTGGTCATTTAACCTCTGGTCACACCACATCATGTGGTTGTTTGCGTTCTAAAGGAGAGTCGATAATTTCTCAATGGCTAGATACAAATAACTATCTTTATAAAAAACAATATACAAATCAATTATTGAGAAATAATAAAGGTAATATATTGAAAATTGATTTTGCTATTTTAAATAGTCAAAATCAACCAATAGGTTTTATTGAATATAATGGTAAACAACATTATGATATTAATGATGCTTGGTATAAACCAGAAGTAGAAGAGGGATTAATAATAAAGGAGCAATATGCTTACAAAAACAATATTCCTTTTATTATTATCTCTTATCAAGATGATATTATTAGTACATTAGAAAATTTTATTTTGAAGAAAGTTGATTTTAGTAAGGTAAGAGAATAAATGAGTAATTTAAAAACAATAATCGAAGATTCAATGATACAATATAGTGGTGCGGTTTTGCAAAGCCGTGCTCTTGTTGACGTGCGCGATGGTCTCAAACCATCTGCTCGTCAAATCTTCTATTCAATGCTTACTCGTAAACTTACTCATAATAAACCATATAAGAAAACTGCTAATGCTGTTGGTATGGCTATGGCTGACTTCTATATCCATGGTGATTCAAGTTGCGAAGGCGTTATAATGCGCGCCGGTCAAGAATTTGCCATGAGATATCCACTTGTAGATGTTAAAGGTAACGTAGGTTCGCTTATTGAATCTGGCAATTGGGCTGCCATGCGTTATACAGAAAGCCGACTCTCAAAAATTTCTAATATCTTATTCACAGATATAGATAAGGATACAATAGAAGAATGGAGAGATAACTATGATAATACAAAACAGTATCCCGCTGTTCTTCCAAGTAAAGGCTTCTACAATATATGTAACGGAAGTCAAGGAATTGGAGTTGGTCTTGCCGCGTCAATACCTCAGTATAACTTAAAAGAAATGAACCAAGCTCTTGAGCACTTACTTCTCAACCCTGATTGCGATTTTGAAGAAATTTATATTGCTCCAGACTTTGCGACGGGCGCGATTCTTCTTAATGAAGATGAAGTTAAGAACTCAATGAAGCAAGGAACTGGTTTTGCTTGTAAGTTACGTAGCGTTGTAGACTATGATAAGAAAGAAAATTGCTTCATAGTAACTGAAATACCCTATGGAGTTTATACAAATACAATATGCGGTGAATTGGAAGATATAATTAACGGTGAAGAAAATCCAGGAATTGAACGTTTTAACGACTTAACTGGAAAGACTCCACTTATTAAAATTTACCTTAATAAAAGAGTTAATCCCGATAAAGTATTAAAGTATTTATATAAGAATACTTCGCTTCAATACTACTATGGAATTAATTTTACAATGTTAGATATGGGTAGATTTCCAAAAGTGTTTACTTGGAAAGAAATGTTACAAGCCCATATTGACCATGAAAAAGAAGTTTATCGCAGAGGGTTTGAATTTGACCTTAAAAAGATAACTGACCGACTTCATATAATTGATGGATTATTGATTTGTCTTGCTAATATTGATGAAGTAGTACATATAATTAAATCGTCCACGTCGTCAGTTACGGCGGCCACCGCATTAAAAGAGCGATTCTTACTTGATGATGTGCAGACAAAGGCAATTCTTGATATGAAGTTAAGCCGACTCGCGCATTTAGAGGTTAAGAAATTAACTGATGAGAAAGAAGAACTTGAACGGTCGGCCGCGCATATAAGTCAAATCTTATCCGACGTCGACTTATTTAATCAAGAACTTATAAATGGTTGGAGAGAAGTTTCCCAAAAATTTGGTGATGAGCGTCGCACGCGCATCCTCAATATTGCTAAAGAAAACGAAGAGCCGCGCGAAACTCATGAACTTCTAATCAACCTATCAAATCAAAATAATATTTATATCACAACCGTTTCAACACTTTATTCACAAAAACGTGGTGGTGTGGGCAATAAATTCAAAATGAGTAAAGGAGAATATGTGATAAGTACTGCTTCTGGTACAAACCTCGATACACTTCTCTTCTTCTCTAATGAGGGTAATTGCTATCACACTCAAATTTCAGACCTACCATTTGAGGAAGTGATTCCAATTGAATCACTATGCAACCTCAACACAACAGAACACATTAAACAACTCGCATTTCTCAATCGCAAAGACAGTAAAGAACATATCATTTTCTTGACTAAAAAGGGAATACTCAAAAAGTCTAGATTATCCGAATATAATACAAAAATGAAAATCGGTGTTAAGGCCCTTAACTTAGACGAAGGCGATGAAATTTGTTCAATACTTCTAATGAATGATGAACGAGTTGGTATGTTGACAGCGCGCGGTCAATTCGTAATGTGTGAAACCAAAGACATACGTGCTATTGGTAGAATCGCGCGAGGAGTAAAAGGAATTACGTTAAATCTGGGTGATAGTTTAGTTTCAGCACAAATCATTCCAAGCAACGTAAAAGAATTATTGACCATAAGTGAGTTGGGCTTCAGTAAACGAACTTCAATTTCTGAGTTTAACGTAACTGGTAGAGCAACCAAAGGAGTAAAAATCCAAACACTTAAAGAAAACGATTCAATGATTGACTTTGCACCCATTGTGAACCAGAGAGATACGATAGTGGTGTCATCGAACTCTCAAATCAAATTTAACATTGACGAGATTAACTTACTTAGCAAAGGCGCGCAAGGCACCAAATCGATAAAATTGAATGTAGCTAAAGTAATTGGATTACAAATTTTTTAAAATTCGAACGGTTTGAAAATTTGAAAGTGTTCTGAAAATCTGATATAATAATTATAGAAAGTTGAGAGAGAAAACTTTCGCAGAATTAATAAATTATTAAATTTAAAGGAGAATTAAAAATGAAAGACGGTAAGATGACAGAGAAGGAAATCGCAGTATTTAACTATGTAAAGTCCAATGGCGGAAGAGTTTCTATTGATGAGATTGCTGAAGCACTTGAGAGGTCTCCTCGTTCTATCGGTCCCAACATCAATGCTTTTGTTAGCAATGACCTTGCTGTAAGAGAGAAGGTTGAGGTTGAGGGAGCAGAGAAGCCGGTTACATATGTAGTGCTTACTGATGCTGGCATGAATTTTGTTCCTGCTACTGAAGAGTAATCGAGTAGGTCAAGGTGCGGAGGCTGAGTCTCAGCCTCCATTCTATTATTTAATGTATTTGAAAATTAAAAAAGAGGAAGAAAAATGTTAAGACAAGCAGAAAACAGAGTAAAAATTGAAGGAATTTTAAACGAAATAGACCTTGAAACAAAAGCATTGCCGAGAAAGGATGGTTCCACAATTGATGGAATCACAGGTAGAGTTATTGTTAAAGTTAATACAACCATTAGTGGCGAAGACAAGGATCTTATGATTCCAGTTCATGTCTTTGCATATAAGCTTACAAATGCGGGTAAGCCCAATCCTGCATACGAAAGTCTGCTTAAGGTTAAGAACGAATTTTTAAGCGTCGCCGCGACTGGTGATGAAAATGCCGCCAACAGAGTTCGTATTACTGGTGCAAATATCAGAATGAATGAGTATTATTCACAGGACGGAAGACTTATCTCCTTCCCAAGAATCAATGCATCTTTCATTAATAAGATTAGAAAGGAAGAGTGTAAGCCTGAAGCAACTTGTTCTGTTGAGTTCGTTGTAGCTCAGAAGAGGGAAGAGGTTGATAGAAATGGTGAGCCTACCGGCAGATATATGATTAATGCAGTTCTTCCCCAGTATGGCGGTCTTGTTGATGTTGTTCCGTTCTATGCGGAAAGCGAAGGAGTTATTAACGCAGTATCTCAGTATTGGAATGAGGGAGATACAGTTAAGGCGAATTGCAGACTTAACTTTACTACAAAGGTAGAACCCACTTATGAAGATGTTGATTTTGGTGAACCTATTGAGAGAACCAGAACAACCAGTGTAAGTGACATCGTAATCATTGGTGGTTCTCAGACTCCAGTTAGTGATGAGTTTGCTTTTGATAGTAAGGAAATTCAGGATGCCTTAACTCAGAGAAAGGCTAGACTTGAATCACTGAAGGAAAGAAGCATGTCTAGAGTATCTCAGAAGGCAACTCCTAGTGCAAATCCTAGCGCTGGTTTTGCAGACCTCGGATTTTAATGGAGGTGAATTATGGCTGGTATAGATATTTTAAATATTGAACCTACCGTAATTTCACGAGATTTAAAAGGAAAGTACATTCTAGTTTATGGTAAGCCAAAGGTAGGTAAAACTACCTTGGCTGCCAGATTTCCTAAAAACCTGCTTATTGCATTTGAAAAAGGATATAATGCTATAGATGGAATTAAAGCGGTAGACATTAATCGTTGGGCAGATTTTAAATTGGTTCTTCGGCAGCTTGAAAAGCCCGAAGCCCGCGCGATGTATGATACAATTACAATTGATACTACTACAATTGCGTA